ATGAAAACAGATAACGAAATTCCGAAGGAAGCCGAACTGCGCTGGGAATGGATCAAGTTCCAGCTGCGGGCTAAAGGCACTTCGCTGGCTCAATTGGCTCGCCAACTCGAAGTTGAGCGTAATGCGCTTAACAACGTAAAGCGCGTTGCCTATCCCCGCATGGAGCGAGCTATCGCCAAAGCCCTGGGTCTTACTCCTTTTCAGATCTGGCCAGAGCGTTGGGATCAAAGCGGAGAACCGTTTCGTCAGCGACCAGGTCGGGCTGAAAAATCTTCGGAAATCGCGCAGAAGTCTAACGGTTTATCACCTAAAACACACCATCGCACAGGGAAGGCTTGAGCATGACCAAGTCACTTGGATGGTTCACAGCTAAGGAGTTGGCTGGGCTCCCCGGTATGCCGGGAAGTGACCGGGCAATTCAGATCCGCGGAAAGGATAGTTGGGAGTGGCGCAAGCGAGCAGGGACCAAGGCGATTGAATATTCGCTTGGCTCTCTACCTGTCGAAACGCAAGAGGTTTTACTCACGCGTGAAGTTGGTAGCTCTGAACCAACTACCGATCTGCTGCTGGTCCATTCCGATTCGGAATTGACTGAGCGTGACGCTAAATCATCGTCACGCCTGAACAATAAACAGCGAAATGTGATGCTTGCACGTCTGTCATTTATTCGGGAGATCGAACGTGTTGGTGCGGTAACTACTCAGAAAAACGCTATCGACGTTCTGGTCAAGCAGGCTCAAGACAATGCGCTGAGCCCGTATCTGATGGAGCGCGTAGACCTTGCGAACGACAGAAAAACCGGAAGCCGAGCATTGTCTGAGCGGACATTGAAACGGTGGTTGTCTGCATATCGTGCCCAAGGTGAGAGCGGCTTAGCGCCTCTCCGTCAGAAGCCGAGTACCGACGTTCCTGAATGGCTGCCAACGTTTCTTCGGTGCTATCAGAGACCAACGAAGCCAAGCGTAGCTGCAAGTTACGGAGAGTTCCTTGCTCGCTACCAAGGCGAAACACCTCCAAGCATTCATGCTGTGCAGCGGTTCTTAAAAAAACTCACGCCAGAGGCTCTCAACGTAGGTCGGATGAGTCCGCAGGAATTGAAGGCGCTGCAGCCGTTTCGTCGCAGATCTACCAAGAATCTGTTTCCTGGGGATGTTTATACCGCTGACGGCCATAAGTTCGACGCTGAGGTACTCAATCCACTTACAGGCAAGCCCTATCGCCCGGAAATTACAACAGTTCTCGACGTGGCGACCCGTCGCGTCGTTGGGATATCTGTTGGCGAGGCGGAATCAGCAATAGGCGTATTGGATGCTCTCCGTGATGCGGTGGGTAAATGCATGTTCGCGATTTTCTACGTCGACAACGGATCAGGCTTCGACAACGAAACGGTACGCGAGGTTGTTGATCGTCTAGGCGGAACGATGACCCATTCCTTGCCTTATAACAGCCAGGCGCGTGGGTTGTCGGAGCGCGGTCATCAAACAATCTGGGTACGGGCGGCCAAGAAATTGGTCAGCTACATCGGCGCGGACATGGATAAGCATGCCGGTACGAAGGTGCATCGGATCGGTCGTAGAGAACTGAAAAAAACCGGCTCTACAAGATTGCTCCCTTCATTCGCTGAGTTCATGGCGGGCGTCGAGGATGAAATTAACTCTTACAACCGCACTCCGCACCGAGGCCTTGAAAAAGTTCGAGATCCTGAGACTGGTTCATTAAGGCATCCAAGCCCTGATGAAGCCTGGGATGCAGCCTGTGCCGAGGGATGGGAGCCAATCGCTGCGTCCCCTGAATTGATTGAATCACTAATGCGGCCGCAAATCGTTCGCCAGACCCGTCGTGGTGAAATTTCTTGGCTCGGCAATACCTACTTCCTCAACGACCTACGCGGCTTGCACGGACAAGAAATACGGTTGGCCTACGACGTTAGAGATGCTGGGCGTGTTTGGACATACACGTTAGACGGAGAGCTTATAGGGGAAGCAGTTCTAGACGGCAACTCCACCGACTATATGCCAATGAGCATGCTGGAGCTTGGGCGCCAAAAGCGGGCTCAGGGACAAGTCAAACGATCTATGGACAAGCTGGAGACGCTGACAGGACATCGAGTGGAGATGATTGCACCGACCACCGCGCCATCCGCAACGCTTACCCATGAACAATTGATTTCTGCTCAGGAGTTCGCGGCCGCTCTGGAGGCGGAAGCACCGAAATTTCATATACCAGGTGATGACGTTTCCCGTTACCGGCTATGGATCAAGCTCGATGAGCGCGCAAAAGCCGGGGAAATGCTGACCGCTGACGAAGCCAGATGGTTGGAAGGGTATCCCGCCCATCCGGACTTCGTAGCGATGCAAGAAGTGTTTCAACACGTGGGCTAAGCCCCACGCTTAATACAGTAGGTGTGCCTGCCAGCACACGAACAAGGAGAGAAACACAATGAGTGTAACCAAGATTGTGCCATTAACAAACGTAGGATTGCTTGCTGGCGCTCTGAGGCGTGCTCAAGCTCGTCCTAGTGGACTTCCTGGCTTGGTGGCGATGTACGGCCCAAGTGGTTTTGGAAAAAGCGCGGCTGCAGCTTATTCAGCAAATATGCATCGCGCCTATTACATCGAATGCCGCGATGCTTGGAGCAAGAAAGCCTTCCTACAGGCAATCCTGCGAGAAATGTGCGTGCATCCCCATCGCACCATGTCAGAGATGGTGGATCAGATTGCTGTTCAATTAAGCACTTCGATGCGTCCTTTGATCATCGATGACGTTCAGTATTTGCTTGATAAGGCTGTGGCTAATGTCCTGACAGATATCTACAACGCCAGCCAAGGGACCATCGTGCTCATCGGTGAAGAGAGAGTTCCTGCGTCATTGGCAAAACTGGAAAGGCTACACAACAGGGTACTGGAATGGGTTCCGGCCCAGGCAGCAACGTTGGAAGATATTCGCAAACTTGCTGAGCAGAGCTATCCGAATGTTGAGTTCGCCGATGACCTCTTGGAGGACTTGAATAAAGCCACGCGAGGGTGCTTGCGACGTGCAGCTGTGAATCTGTTTAAGGTCCAATCAGAAGCTACTGCCATGATGATCAAGAAGATTGATATGGCGGCATGGGGAGGGCGTGGATGGTTCACGGGCGAGGCTCCTGCTCGGAGGTCTCACTAATGGTTAAGCCAACGCAACTTCGCTTAATTGGCGGCAAGGAGCCTCGCCAGCACATGTGGGAGGCGGTTCGTGACAATCGTAGTGGTTTTACGGCGCGCCAAATTGCCATGCAATCCCGCCAAGCAGGTATGAGTGTTGAAAACTACATTCGCGCATTGAGCAGAGCATCGCTTATTGAGCTGGTCGATGAAGGCTCAAAGTTTGTTGACCATCGATGGCGCCTTATTCGAGACGAGGGTGCGGAATATCCAAGAGTAGCGAGTAACGGGAAGCGCTCGCGGCGTGGGCTGGGCTTGGAAAACCTTTGGCGAACTCTGCGCATCATGGGTGAAGTTACCGCAGCAGACGCCGCAGAAATGGCCAGCAACGGTGGTGTAGTAGTAAGCCAGGCGTATGCAGCAAATTACTTTGCGGTACTTGTTCGAGCTGGCTACCTGGTGGCGAGCGAGCATAACTATCAGCGTGCTCAAACTTACAAGCTTGCGCCGGGGAAGCGACCAGGGCCACGCCATCCGGTAGTTCAGCGATCCGAGGCAGTGCAGGTATTCGATCCGAATTTGAATATGGTCGTTTACTCGAATGTTGCTTCGGGAGGTGTGTCTGACGCGTCTGCTCCTGATAACGACATGCAGCAGGAAAACCTTCGCCTCCGTAAGTTGCTGACTGAGTTCATCGACGCGGGCTTGGGCGGTGTCACCACCAGCCTACTTCAGAGGGCGCAATTGGAGATGGCGGAATGACCCGAGTCGATATTTCTGCCTGGGGCGCGGAGCCTCCTTTGTTTGTTCAATTGCTTGCAGCTGAAGTTGGTGTAAGCAATCGAACGCGCGCAGCCGAACGCGTAGGTATTAGTCGAACCGCTGTAAGTCTGATCCTGGTTAACAAATACAGCAGTCCAAGCACTGCCGGAGTCGAACGACGGGTAATGGACTCGCTTGGTCGAATTGAATGTGTCGCTGTTGGCGAGACACTGACAATCGAGCGGTGCCAAAGCTATCGCGAGAAGCCAGCCCCAACGCACAACCCACAAGCGATGCAGCTCTGGCAGGCCTGCCAGCACTGCCCCAACAATCCAAATTGCGCAGGTGCCGGAAATGCAACCGTCCACTGAGCTTGTTCGCCCGCAAATACCTGTAGTTCAGATTTACATATCTGGACGCAGTTTGATCCGCCTGTATGTGGGAGAAAAATGCGTTGGGTTCTCCGAGTCCTACAAGTTCGCGCAGATTCGTGCGGAAGAGTTGGCGAACGCTTGTCGTCAACAGGAGGTGCATTGATGCGTACTCGATGCCCTAACTGTGGAACGACGCTCAGCCTGGATGCCCTCATTGCCCATGATGGTGCCCGCGACGCGCTGGGGGTGGCATTCAAATTGTCCGGCCAACTGGGCAACGCGTTGATTAGGTATGTCGGCTTGTTTCGTCCGGAAACCCGTGAGCTGACTTTGGATCGGGTGGGCAAACTCCTCAACGAGCTGCTGCCAGATCTGCAAGCCCAGCGTATCGAACGTAATGGCGCCGTGTTCAACGCTCCTACAGCCTGCTGGATTTGGGCAATGGAGCAAGCAATAGGTGCTCGCGATTCCGGCCGACTGGCTACACCGCTCAAAGGGCATGGCTGGCTGTACCAGGTCATGACGCAATGGCAAGGCGAAGCAACGGCAGTGCTGCTACCTGAAGCCTCGCAGCCGAAACAACCCATGCTAGGCAGGCCGAGTCAGACAACAGCAGCTCTTGCGGCACTACAGGGGCGGTTGAATGGAGGGTGATTGGCTACAGCGTGAGGTGATTGCAGGGCTCATGGGGCTTGTTGCCCTTCGCCTCGACGGTGCGCCCGCTGCCGACGCTATCACCCACACGCTTGATATATGGCTGGTTGCCTTGAAAAAGGCACAGCGCTGGAACGAAGAGACAGATGGGGCGCGGGTTAAAGCCGCATTCGAGGCGCTGTTTGCAAGCTGCGAGCGCTGGCCTGCACCGGCCGCATTGATTCGGGCGATACCGCTTCGACAAATCCAGCAGGCATTACCTAAGCCCGCGCTAACGGAAGAACAACGCGCTAATGGGCGTCGTCGGATCGGGGAGATCCTCGGTGCCTTGAAGTACAGCAACACCAAACATGAAACGAATATGGAGCAGGACAAAGAATGATTATCCCAGAAGGGTTCCGCAAAGACGCCAAGGGTCACTTGGTTCCAGTCGAAATGATCAAGCCAATTGATCTGGCCCGAGACGAACTGGTCATTGAACTTGTCGACAAGGCGAAGGCTATTTCCAAGGCGCTAAGCGCTTTTAAGGCAGGCGCTTTCGGTGACATCAAGGCATTCGTTGAAATGTCTGCCGAGCAGTACAAAGCCACCATCGGCGGAAAGAAAGGCAACGTCACTCTGTTGTCGTTCGATGGCCGTTACAAGATCGTTCATGCGGTACAAGACTCGATCAAGTTCGATGAGCGGCTTCAGGCTGCCCGCGCCTTGATTGACGAGTGCGCTGCTGAGTGGACGCAAGACGCTCGAAGTGAAGTGCGTGTACTGGTGAATGAGGCGTTTCGTACAGACAAGGTAGGTGAAATCAGTACCGGGCGTGTGCTTGCGCTTCGCCGGTTGGAGATTTCGGACTTGCGATGGCAGCGCGCAATGCAGGCCATCAGTGACGCTGTGCAGGTCGTTGGTTCCAAAAGTTACGTTCGGATCTATGAGCGTATCGGTGATAGCGACCAATACGCCTCAATTCCATTGGATATCGCCAGTGCTTTTGTTGCGGCTTCTGCGCCGTCGACGCTGCACTGATCTGAATTCGTCACTGACTACCCCTCATTCAGCACTGAACGTACGAGAGCGAACAAATTATGGCCAAGTTCCAAATCACCATCGAAGACAGCGCCGATGGCGTTTCTATCCAGGTAGACAACCAAGCCCAATTGAGTGGCAGTAAAGCGGGACGCGTAGCGAGCGCCCTCATGACCGGCGCACCAATGCTGCTTGCTCGTATCCCTGTCGATTTTGCCGTAGGGCATATCGCGTGTGATTGCGAGATCTGTCAGGCCATGCGCGAAAAACAGATGACCAAACCAACTATTCACTAAGCGAAACCACCTTGGGTAACTGAGGTGGTCTATCCGGCGCGGTGGCCGGGTACTGATGAGCAGCCGAGGACGAAATGGAACAAGCAGATTGGGATGCACTGAAGGAGCAGATGGCAAGCCCGTGGGGCTACATGAAGCTCAAGTGCGATGGGTTTGAGATCAGCCTATCGCAAGAGACAGACCGCACCAAAAAGAGTTGGTCGACAGTGGTCTACGTGGATGGATATTTGAAGGGTGTTTGGTTGGGTTGTGACCACAAAACCGGCGAGCCCTTGCATGAGGAAACTCGCCGTTTCTATCGCAAGGTGACTCGTGCCCTTCATAACAAAAAGGATATCGAGGCCTATCGAAAAATCTACGGTAAGCGCAAGGCAACGGAGATGGAGGCGGTCAAGTTTTTCACTTATGACTGGTCCTGGAAAAGCTTCAGTTCTCTGAAAAAACACCTGCTGGCCAATAACACCAGCATCACGCGCATTGCCGAGGTCTGACGCCATGGACCACAGTAAAGCTCTCGAAAAGATCAAGAAGTGCATGCGCCTGGCTGCAAGCAGTAATCCTCATGAGGCTGCTGCAGCGATGCGCCAGGCTCGTGCCCTGATGGATAAGTACCGCATTGAGGAGTCCGATGTTGCGCTTTCAGACATTCAGGAATGCGCATCAAAAAGTGGCTCCAAGAACACACCCTCTCAGTGGGAGGCGAACCTGGCTGGATGCGTCAGGCGCGCCTATGCCTGCGAATTTCTGTTCATGGCGGGCGTGGGCGAATGGCGGTTTATCGGTGAGTTCGCTGAGGTGGCCAGCTACACCATGACGGTTTTGCTTCGTCAGGTGCGCCAAGCCCGCCGCGATTTCATCAATGACAGGCTCAGTCGATGCAAGGCGTCGACCAAGACCAAGCGCGCAGACGTTTTCTGCGATGCGTGGGTTTGGGAAGTCCGCAAGAAAGTCATGGAGTTCACGGGCAGCGATACACCATCGGACCTTGCTGCCGCCTACATGCTCAAGCATCACCCTGAGCTGATGTCAGGCAGCGCCCGTGATCGTAATGCCGGCAAGCAGATAAGCAACCGATCCTTGACCGATGCAATGCACGGCATCGAGGCGGCAAGCGATGTCCGGTTAAACCATGGTGTGAACGGACAAGAACGGCTGGCATTGAATTGAGCGAAACCACCTCGGCAATCGGGGTGGTCTGCCAGGCGTAGTGGCCTGGTACTGACGAGCAGCTAACCAATGACACAGGAAACCCCGGTCGAACGGAAACGCCGGCTTGCCCGCGAGCGACAACAGCGTAAGCGTGACGCTCGCACAGCAAAGCTTAAGGCGATGGGCGCATCAAAATTCAAGATGGAGATGTATTCGGGAACAAGTGCTGCCTTGGAGACGGTTCGGACGGCTGGGGAATTCGATGATGCGGCCGAGGCACTGACGTTACTCATTCACGCAGCGGCCAAACTGGCGAAGCGTGATCTGATAGCGTTCAGGGAGTTGGTCGAAGTGAGGAGAAAATGAATCGGCGCAACCTTGATCTATCAAAGATCCATATTGCCAAGAAGGATTTGGCACTGGATGAAGACACCTACCGAGCAATGCTTCAGCGAGTAGCTGGTGTGAGTTCGGCGAAGGATTTATCACCACTGAAAACCTCTGTTGTGCTCGCGGAGCTGGAGCGCTTGGGATGGAAGCCAAAGAAATCTAAGGCAGGCAGAGCTGCGCCAAAAGTTGCACCAGATCGGGAAAAACTGGTTGGCAAAATCGAAGCCTTTCTGGCCGAAGCTGGACGGCAGTGGGCTTATGCCGATGGTATGGCGCAACGCATGTTCAAGGTCGAGCGAGTGGAATGGTTGGATGCCCGGCAGCTCGGGAGCATGGTGTCGGCCCTGGCCTACGATGCCAAACGGAATGGGAGAACGACACAGTGAGCAATGACCAGTTATTTGCTGACGACAGTGACAAGCTTGATCCCAAGAAAGTTTTGGCCCATATGGAAGACCCTATCGTTTCTGCTCGATGGGAGGGAAACCTTAAGGAGATGGTCGAGCTTGCTGAATTTGAGCTGTTGAAAAAGCTTCCAGAAAAACCCGAGGCAGTACCCGAAATTGCGCGTGCAGTCGTGTTTTCGATCTGCTCCACCATGGGTGGCTCAGTGATTTATCTGCCGCGTGGAGAATCGCTCAAGCGAGCAATGCGAGACGCTGAAATCTACCGTGAATGGTTGGATGCTGGGGCGCAGCCCCATGAGCTGGTGCGCAAGTATCAGCTTTCTTCAGCCATCATCTACGGCATCATTAAGCGTCAACGGGGATTGCACAGACAGAATGGGCCTGACTTGTTTGGCTTTGAGCAGGAGACCATCCACTGATAGCATTGCCCTGAGTAATGCCGCTCCACCAACCCCCGCCGTTGCGGGGGTTTTCTTGTCTGAATAAGAAACTCGGTCACATCTCCCAAAGCGCGAATCTAGCTCGGTACTTCTTACCGACGGGTTCACGTCATGTCTGTCTCGGTTCCTACAACCCCACGTGCATTTGCTGCTCAGATTCTTGAGGGCAGCTTTTCGTGCGAGTCGATTCTCGAACGGTGCCCTGTCGAATGGCATGACCTGGTCATGGAACACGTTCGCGTAACTCAGGACCGACGCGACATGAACGTCGCCCGTCAGCAGAAGTTTCGGCCGCAGGCCAAACCATCGAGCCCGAAAACCACCACCTACCAGGAGCAGCACCTGGTGCGCGGCAATCCTGTCGTTGCAGCTGCGCATCTGGCTGCTGTTCGGGCCTCCCTCAACTCCAATCGAGCGATCTCACAATGACCTTCCGAAATCACGGGCGGCAGTCCCGTGCCCCGCGTATGACCGACTGGACGGTGATCACCATCATTTTGATGGTCATGCTGGCCATGGTCGCCCCGACCAAGCTGGCAGTCATCCTTTATAAGGTCGGGCTGGTGGCTGGTGGCGGCGTCCTGGGCTACTGGATCGACCGCGCTCTGTTCCCCTATGCCAGACCCGACAAGGTCCATCGCGTGCACCAACCATGGGCTGGACTGCGCCGCGCAGTCGTCGTGCTGGCCTGCGTCATCGGCATGACGATGGGGCTGTGACCATGACGCGATCACGAATCCTACTCGCTGGTTGCTTGATTGGTTTGGTGGCTGGCCTCGCACTCTGCGGCCAGGCTCGCGCCGAAATTCCGATGCAGGCCGAACAATACCGACGCGATCTATCCCGCATTGCCCAGGCTGAATGGGGTCTGGAAGCACCCGTTGCCACCTTCGCGGCGCAAGTTCACCAGGAGAGCCGCTGGAAGTTCAACGCGAAGTCACCTGCAGGTGCGCAAGGCTTGGGCCAAGTGATGCCCACGACCGCCACTTGGCTTGCCGAACTTTTCCCCAAGGCTCTTGGAAAAGTCGAGCCATACAACCCGACTTGGTCGATGCAGGCCCTGGTCAGCTATGACCGTTGGTTGGCGGACCGTATTAAGGCACGAGACCCATGCCAGCAAGGCGCCATGGTCCTGTCCAGCTACAACGGCGGACTGGGGTGGCTGATCCGTGACCGCAAGTTGGCATCGGCAAAGGGCGCCGATCCGCTGACCTGGTTCGGGTCCATCGAGCGATTCAACTCTGGCCGCTCTGCTGCGGCCTTCAAAGAAAACCGGCAATACCCCCGCCTAATCCTGCAGCGCTGGGAGCGCCTGTATGTCGATGCTGGCTGGGGTAAAGGGGTATGCCAATGAAGGAAACACTCAAGTGGTTTGCGCCTCTGCTCATCGCATTGGCTTTGGTCGGCGCCGTATTCCTGTTCGTCGAGCACACCCGGCAAGCCGGTTATGACGAAGGGTTCATTGCCGGAGAGGCCAAGGGGGCGGAGCCATATCAAAAGCTCAAAGACGAAGTTGAGGGCGAACGCCTAGCGCTGGCCCGCGAAGATTTGGCGAAAGCTCAGGCCACTGCCCAATTGATCCTGGAGCAAACCAAGCGTGGCGATGACCTGGCCAGTCAACTCGTCACCACCAAACAAGAGCTTCGCCGAAATACCGACAAGCTCACTGGAGAGATAAACCGTGTCACGACTCTATATCGCCGCGCCTTGGATGCACCGCCTGAGCCTTTGCCTACTGCTGTGTTCACTACCGGCTTTGTCCGCGTGTGGAACGAAGGCCTTAACCCAACCGCAATGCGTGCCAAGCAGCCCGCCAGCGGAGCTGCTGCGACTTCCGGAAGCCCCGGAGCCGCTGACGACCTCGACAGCGGAATAACTCCAGCTGTCCTTCTAACCAACCAAGTGCGCAATAGCGAGAAGCATGCTTCTTGCCGCGCTCAGCTTACAAGCCTGATCGAGTACTACACCCATGGACGTTGATGACCGCGCCACCGAAGTCGAGGAAGCGCATCGAGAGGCTGCTTTAGCGGCGCATTTGGCACAAGCAAAACAACCCGAGCGCCCCTCATCTTTCCACTGTGAAGATTGTGGCGGAGCAATTCCAGAGCCGCGCCGCGTAGCTGTACCAGGTGTTTCGCTCTGCGTGGATTGCAAATCCATCCATGAGTACTTGGGGCGCAAATGAACATGATCGAGATGCCACCTTGGCAATTGATCGCGTCAGCGATAACCCTCCTGGGGATCTTCGCAGGCTTGGTCAGGTTGCTGCTCTCTCAGATGGAGGGGCGCCTGGACGAGCGCTTTGCAGCTGTCGCGAAGGACTCCGAACGACTTCGCCAGGTCGAGCTTGGCTTGGAGCGTCTACGCGGTGAGATGCCTCTGCACTACGTCCGCCGTGAGGACTACGTGCGAAATCAGACAGTCATCGAGGCCAAGCTCGACGCCCTGGCCCTCAAGTTCGAAAACGTTCAGCTCAAAGGAAAATTGTAATGAACATCGACCATGCGAAGGCCCGACGCGAAACACTGCGCTGGTACATCCTCCTTACTCTCAATACGTCTCGTCCGGTTGATCCGCATGAGGCAGTGGTGCTCTCAACGATCCAGGGCATCTACGCCGACGCGACGCAGCTGGAGTTACGCCGTGAGTTGGACTATCTGAAAGATCGTTCCCTGGTAACACTGAAAAAGCAGCCAAACGGAGTATGGATCTGCGGGCTAACCCACTATGGCGTGGACATTGCCGAGTACACCATCGACTGCAATCCCGGGATCGCCCGGCCTGAAAAGTACTGGTCGTGACTCATGCCGCCACGTAGCAAGGTGACCGCACTGCCGGCCGAGGTAAAGACCTGGCTCGATCAGTCATTGGTCGAGTCGAACTTTTCTGGGTATGAATCCCTATCGGCTGAGCTGGAAAGCCGAGGCTACTCCATTGGTAAAAGTGCCCTGCATCGCTACGGCTCAGAGTTTGAGGTCAAGCTGGCATCGCTTCGGATGGCGTCAGAGCAAGCAAAAGCGGTAGTCCAGGCGGCCCCCGATGAAGAAGGGGCTGTCAACGAGGCGCTCATGCGCCTTGTACAAGAACACCTATTCAAGCTGCTGATGGCTGACGCAGGAAAGATCGACCTTCCGAAGGTGGCCAAGGCTGTCGCCGAGCTTGGTCGTGCGTCGGTTGTGCAGAAGAAATGGCAGGCCGAGTTCCGAGAGAAGGCCGAAGCCGCTGCTTCCCGTGTCGAGAAAATCGCGAAGAAAGGTGGCTTGAACGCCGAGACAGTCAACGAAATCCGTCGCGAAATATTGGGAATGGCGTCATGAGTCTGCCTCTGTTCCTCGACAGCACCGCCACCCTAAGCGCCCCAGCGGTATTGCTCGACTATCAGAAAGAGTGGATCGGTATCCGCGCCCCGCTCAAGGTCGGCGAGAAGTCCAGGCGTATTGGTCTCACTTGGGCCGAGGCGGCCGATAACGTCTTGGTGGCTGCCGCCGAAAAATCAGCGGGTGGTCAGACGGTTTATTACCTGGGCTACAACCAGGACATGACGGTTGAGTACATCCAGGCCTGCGCAATGTGGGCGCGTGCCTTCAACTATGCAGCCGGGGAAATCGAAGAAGGTATCTGGCCGGACAGTGATCCTGACAAGCACATCAAGACCTACACCATCGTGTTCCCCAGTGGGCACCGAATCGTTGCACTGACCAGTCGCCCATCTAACTTGCGTGGCCGTCAGGGTGTGGTCGTGATCGATGAGGCGGCGTTCCACCAGGATCTTGCTGAGCTGCTTAAGGCGGCGCTCGCTCTCCTGATATGGGGCGGTGAGGTTCATGTCATCAGTACACACGACGGCACCGAGAACGCATTTAATGAACTGATCAACGATATCCGTGCTGGCAAGCGTAAGGGCGCACTGTTCCGCTGCCCATTCCGTGAAGCGGTCAGTGACGGGCTTTATCAGCGCGTGTGCTTGCGTAAAGGGATTGAGTACAGGGAAGAAGAGGAAGCCGCTTGGGTTCAGGACGTCTATGACTTCTACGGCGATGCGTCGGAGGAGGAGCTTGATTGTGTCCCATCTCAAGGCGGCGGTGCCTTCCTCAGCTTGGCCCTGGTCGAGCAACGCAGCAATCGTGAAGTGCCAGTGCTTCGTCTTGCCTACCCGCAAGGGTATGAGGTCCAGGAGGAGCATATCCGTTTGGCCGAATCCCTTGAGTGGTGCGAAGAAAACTTGCTCCCGCTGCTCAATGCTATTCCTTTGGATGTGCAGAGCTTCTACGGCATGGACTTCGCTCGTAGCGGAGATCTGTCGGTGATCTGGCCGTTGGTCAAAGAACAGAACCTGCGCAAACGCACACCCTTTGTAGTCGAGCTGCGCAACGTCCCGTTCAAGCAGCAGTTTCAAATCAAGTGCTACATCATCAGTCGCCTGCCCAACTTCCTAAAAGGTGCGGACGATGCCAGGGGCAACGGCTCGCAGTTGTCTGAAGACACTGCCATCGAGTTTGGTTTCAACCGTATCGAACGGGTGATGCTTACCGAGGGTTGGTATCGGGACAACATGCCGTTGTTCAAAGCCGCTCTTGAAGACGACACGTTCTACGACATCCCTGCCGACAAGGACGTCGTGAGCGACGTGCGCGCCTTTCGCGTGGTCAAGGGTGTGGCGCGAATCCCAGAAAAGCGCACCAACGAGAAAGGCGAAAAGTCTGGGCCAAAGCGCCACGGTGACGCCGGGATCGCGGCCGTACTAGCTGATTACGCCTCTCGCCAAGATGTCGAGATATTTGAATTTCACCGCGTCCCGCCATCAGGTAGTCACGACCGTACGGTTCAGACTGGCGGCGGCTGGCGCTCTAATAAAGGCATCTGGTAATGACCCAGTCCCGAATCGTTGACCAGCATGGTCGTCATATCCAGCTCGATCAGCTTACCGAAGAGGTCGCCGCACCTCGGCTGACTGGCGTGCGCCAGGTTTGGCACCCGTCTGTTGCGAGCGGCCTTACCCCGCAACGACTGGCGAACATTCTTCAGGGTGCTGCCGAGGGCAATGCGCACGACTATTTGACCCTGGCTGAAGAAATGGAGGAGAAAGATCTGCACTACGCCTCCGTCCTGGGCACTCGCAAGCTTGCCGTGGCTGGCTTGAACATTCGTGTCGAGGCGGCCAGTGATGATGCTGAGGATATTCGTCGTGCCGATGCAGTGCGTGAAGTGGTTGAGTCTGCCGAGTTCGGCGAGCTGCAAAGCGAAGCGGTTGATGCCCTGGGCAAGGGTTTTTCAGTAAGCGAAATCATTTGGGATCGAAGCGGCAAGACTTGGATGCCGGATCGATTCGAGCCACGCGACCAGCGTTTCTTCCAGTTCGACCGCGAGACTGGCCGTGAGCTGCGACTACTGGACGAAGCCGATATGGTCAACGGCGTTGCTCTGGCTCCTTACAAGTTCATCGTGCATCTGCCACGCATCAGATCCGGCTTGCCAATCCGTGGCGGTTTGGCCCGGCTCGCGGCAGTGGCTTACATGTGCAAAGCGTGGACATGGAAAGACTGGATGGGGTTCGCCGATATCTACGGCATTCCCATGCGCGTGGGTCGGTATGGACCGAACGCAAGCAAGGATGACATCGGCGTCCTGCTTTCAGCCGTGGCCAACCTAGGCAGCGATGCGGCAGCAGTCATCCCTGACAGCATGAGAATCGATTTCACGGCAGCTGCAAACGTAGCCGGTGCCGGGGAATTCTTCAAAGGGTTGGCCGAATGGTGGGATAAGCAGGTAAGTAAGGCGGTCGTGGGTCAAACCATGAGCGCCGACGATGGAGCTAGCCTAGCTCAGGCGAAGGTTCACAATGAAGTTCGCCTTGATCTCCTGGAGGCTGACGCTAAGGCACTCAGCAATACTCTCAATCGGCAATTTGTTCGTCCGTTCTGCGATCTGAACTTTGCACCAGGTCGTCGCTATCCCAAGCTCATCGTTGATGTTCCTCAGCCAGAAAACATCGAGCTGCTTATTAAGGCGCTCAAGGATCTGGTGCCGCTTGGGCTTGAGGTAGAGCAGTCGGTCATCCTGGACAAGCTCAACTTGCCGTCCCCAGCTGAGGGCGCAAAGATCCTGGGCAAGGCTGCAGCGCCGACGCTTGCGACTGCGGCAAACCGAGAGCAGCCGACGAAGGTGGTCGATATAAAGGACGTGGTGGATAACCAGGTGAAGACTTTGGAGGCCGTTGCAGCAGCACCGCTCGGCGATATGGTTGACGCCATCCGCGAATTGCTTGATTCGGTCAGCAGCCTGGAAGAGTTCCGTGACCGCCTGATCGAGGTCTATCCCGATATGGATGCGGGTCAACTCGCGGATGTAATGGCTGATGGGTTGGCGGCTGCCAGCCTTGCCGGGCGATACGATGTGTTGAGGGGGCTTTAATGGCGGTCTCTCACGGCTCGCTACCGTTCCAGGAGCAGATCGACTACTTCCGAGGCAAGACCAATATTCCCACACGCGCTTGGACGGATGTTTACAGCGTCGAGCATGACTGGGCGTTCGTGGTCGCGGGCACCACCAAGCAGGCCCTTCTTGCGGATATGCGCGGTGCTGTCGAAAAGGCGATCACCAGTGGCCTCACCTTGGAGCAGTTCCGTGCTGGGTTCGACCAGGTCGTAAACAAGCATGGCTGGGAATACAACGGCGGGCGTGGCTGGCGGACTCGCGTGATCTACGAGACCAACCTGCGCCAGTCCTATAACGCCGGACGCGAAACGCAGATGGCCGACCCTGAGCTACGCAAGCGCAGGCCATATGGTCTCTACCGCCACGGTGACAGCGCTCACCCTCGGCCACAGCACCTGGCTTGGAATGGAACGGTGTTGCCCCTGGACGATCCGTGGTGGAGTATTCACAGCCCCCAGAACGGCTGGGGCTGCAAGTGCAAGAAATTCATGGTGGGTCAACGTGATATCGACCGCCAAGGTTTGAAGGTAGGTCCGGCGCCAGAGATTGAGTATGAGGATCGCACCATTGGCGTAAACAGCCCGAACGGCCCTCGCGTTGTGCGTGTGCCAAAGGGTATTGATCCGGGCTTTGAGTTCGCACCTGGTCAATCACGGTTGGCCACGGCCGTGCCACCACTGCGTGCTTACGATCCGTTACCTGAACCAGGTGCGCGGTCGAGCAGTGTTCAGGGCGCGGGCCTGCCAAACAAGCGGCCACTTAGTGCACTACCTCCAGCGCGGGAAGTGTCTGCTGACAAGCTCTTGCCGGAGGGGCTTCCCGACCAGACCTACGTTGAGCGCTTCCTGGCAGAGTTCGGCGCGTCGGACGCGGCGCCGGTCTTGTTCAAGGATGTGACCGGCGATGCCGTAGTGGTCAGTCGTGAGCTGTTCACGAGTGCCAAAACTGGCGCTTTAAAGATCAAGAAGCGTGGCCATGCGCGTGAGCTGCTGCTGCTCGCTGAGGCTATCAAAGATCCCGATGAGGTGTGGGTGCGGCTGGAATGGCTGTATGCCAAGAACAAGGCGGTAGTGCGGCGCCGCTACATCTCTCGCTACCAGATCGATGGCGAGCCGGTCCCGGCACTTTCAGTGTTTGAGGTTGGAGATGATGGTTGGGATGGGATTACGACGTTCTCGCCGGATGCCAACAATCCAGATTACCTGGAGCAACTCAGGATCGGGGTACGGCTGTATCGTCGGTCAACAATCGACGAGTAACAAAAAACCACGCGCCGCCACACGTGGTTTCGCCCTGAGTGTAGGCCTGGAGGTCCTGGCGGGGACTGCTCACTCAATGGGCGTTCATTGATAGTAGGAGATGCACATGGCAGGCGCAATGCTCAATGTCGAAGTGGATGACAGCCGGTCTGGTGCAGTGTTGGCGGAGTTGGCAGAGCGGTTGGAGGATATTCGTGTACCGCTCCTGGATATCGCTGAATACCTGCATCAGTCCACGGACGACCGCTTTAGAAGGCAGGTCTCTCCCGACGGTGCTCCGTGGGCACCATTGGCCGCGTCCACTATTGCTAAAAAGAAGTCGAGCCAGATCCTGCGGCAAGACGGTTTTCTCCAGGACACCATCCGGCATCGGGTCAGCGGTGACGAATTGGAGTTAGGTTCGGATCGCCCATACGCGGCTATCCATCAGTTCGGTGGCAAGATCGAGCAGGCCGCCAGGTCGCAACAGGTTTACTTCAAGCATAAGGGTGGCGAAGTCGGAAATCGCTTTGTCAAAAAGAGGCAGTCCAACTTCGCCCAGTGGGTGACCCGTGGTGCGACTTCTACCGAGATGCCGGCTCGACCTTATCTCGGCCTGTCATCCGAGGATGACGATGAGATCCTCGCCATCGTGTCGGACTATCTTTCTGAACCATTGGAGGCCGGTCCAAGGTAATCGCGCTGAAGGCGTTTAGAGGGCCTTGCAGGTACAACGACGGCGGTAGTGGTTCGCAAGAAGCGTTAGACCAGCGTTAGATTTCCCTCAAGGGTCATGCCTGCATCATAGCGGTAGCCATAGTCACCAAGATCCAGCCAAAATACCCAATTCCTGCAACTCCCTCGCACCAGGTTGAGACCCAAATTTCTTATTTGGGGTTGAAACTCCATCGTTGATCGATGCCGCTGAAACTAGCGGCATGAAAACATTACTCGCACTCAATACTGACCTCTCTGCAGCGATTGCCAACGGCAAGGCGCCGGAATGGGTCGAGCTGATTCCAGCCGGTCCCGTCGTTGTCGGTCGTGATGGTCGTCAGTGGCTGTTCGATGAGCAGGCTCAGGAGATGGTGCTGAGCCTGTTCACGGCTCGGAACATCGAGCTGCCCATTGATTGGGAGCATGCCACTCAACATCTCGCTCCAAATGGTCAGGCGGCTCCTGCAGCCGCGTGGATCACTGAGCTTGAGATTCGCTCTGGCGGACTCTGGGGGCGCGTCAACTGGACCCCTCGTGGTGGCGAGCAAGTCGCTGCCAAAGAGTATCGCTTCCTTTCCCCTGTATTCGACTACGAGGCCGAAGGCGGACGCATCGTCCGCCTGGTCAGTGCTGGCCTCACCAACGTCCCGAATTTCCTCCTCACTGCTCTCAACCACGAAAACCCGGAGTTCAATGTGAAATTCCCTCCTGCGCTATTGGCATTGCTCGGTCTGACCGACGCTGCCACCGAAGCCGAAGTTATGGCGGCGGCCAACCAACTGAAGCAAGCCGCGAACACTGAAAAGACGCCAAGCCTGGATCGTTTCGTACCGCGTGCTGATCACGACGCTCTACAGCTTCGTGCTACCAACGCCGAGCAGGCATTGGCTACCCGCGTCAAAGCCGAGCGTGATTCGTCAGTTAACGCCGAGATCGATGCCGCCCTGAAACTCGGCAAGATTACCCCGGCGACCGCTGACTACCACCGTGCCTGTTGCCAGGAAGAAGGCGGCCTTGATCGCTTTAAGGCGTTCGTGGCTGCTGCCCCTGCAGTCGCGGAACCGTCTGGCCTGAATGGCAAACCGCAAACCGTTCTCCCTACTGCCCTCAACGCCGAGCAGCAAGCCATGTGCGCGCAGCTGGGTGTTGATCCTGAGCAGTACGCCAAAACGCTTCAGAGCGAGGGCTAACCCGTGCCGCTTACTCAAGACCGCAATACCTCAATGAAAGCCACCGACGTCGTGGTGATCGGTGTTGCAGCCAGCACCAAGATCTTCGCTGGTAGCCTGGTGATGCTCAATGCGGCCGGCTTTGCCGTGCCGGGTAGCACCGCGACTGGTTTGACCTACGCCGGGCGAGCTGAAGAGTTCGTCGATAACACCTCTGGCGCGGCTGGCGCGGCTCGCATGCCGGTGCGTCGCAACAAGGCATTCAAGTGGACCAATGACGGCTCCATCGTTCAGGCCAATCTGCTGAAGAGCGCCTATGTGGTGGATGACGGAACTGTTGCGGCCACTGATGGGGGCGGCACTCGCTCCGTCGCTGGCCGAATCGTTGGCATCGATTCCGACGGTGTTTGGGTCGAGTAACCCTCTCTATATAGGAGCGCATTGCGCATGCTGGTAAATAAAGCTTCGATTAACGCGGCGTTCGTCGCACTCAAAACGCTGTTCAACAACGCCTTCACCACCGCGCCCAGCAACTGGGAAAAGATCGCGATGAAGGTGCCGTCCAGCACGGGCAGCAACCTTTACGCGTGGCTGTCGTCCTTTCCTCGTATGCGCCGCTGGATCGGCGAGAAACACATTAAAAGCCTGAAGGCGTTCAAGTACACCGTCGTCAACGAAGACTTTGAGGCCACCGTTGAGGTGGACCGCAACGATATCGAAGACGATCTGCTGGGTGTCTACTCGCCTCAGGCGCAAATGGCAGGCCACTCGGCCAAGCAGTTGCCAGATGAAATCATTTTTGAAGTGGTCAACGCGGCTTTCACCAGCCCGTGCTACGACGACCAATACTTCTTTGACACCGATCACCCCGTGGGCGATCAAAGTGTCAGTAACAAGGGAACCAAGAAGCTCTCGATTGCAACTCAGGCGCTCGCTCAAGCCAGTTATGGAGCCGCCCGAACTGCCATGGGCAAGTTCATGGATGAAGATGGTCGCCCCCTGAACATCACGCCAACCGTTCTCCTGGTGCCAAAGGCGCTGGAAGACGTGGGTCGTGCGTTGCTCACGGCTGACCGCCTGGAAGACGGCAAGACCAACATCTATAAGGGGACCGCCGAACTGGTTGTCTCCGGTCGCCTGACTTCGGACACCGCATGGTTCCTGCTCGACACCAGCCTCCCGGTGAAGCCGTTCATTTACCAGGAGCGCAAAGCGCCGGTGTTCGTCCAGCAGATCGACGCCGAAGCGGATGATGTTTTCAACCGCAAGAAATTCAAGTTTGGTGCTGAAGCACGTGCGGCTGGTGGCTATGGCCTCTGGCAGACCGCTTACGGCTCCACCGGTACGGACGCCTAATCCCATGGCCTTACTCATCACAGCATTGCGCGATGGCTTCCGTCGCGCCGGGATCGCTCACAGCAGTGCGGGCACTTACTACGCCGATGATGCATTCAGCGAAGAACAGCTGGAAGCGCTCAGAGGTGAGCCGCAACTGATCGTGGTCGAAGGTGTGGAAGAACCGGAAGAGGATGGCGGCGATGAGAACGAGGGCGGCGGGCTGGAAGGTAATGGCGCACAAACAGGCCCGACGCCTCGTGCGCCGAAGCCTAAGGCAGTTGGTGCTAAGACCCGCCGCGTAAGGGGCTCCTAATGAACCTCTCGCTACCTGGTGCACTGGTCTTGATCGCTCGCTTCGGTGCTACGGAAATGGCCAGTCTGGCCGTCCCTGACACCTTCAATCCCATTGAGCCTGGTCTGCTGGAAGCAGCAGCCAGGGGCGACGATCTGGCCGAATGGGAGGCCGATGATGTGGCGGCCGCCGTTGCGGCGCTGGCGAGGATTGCCGATGCCGCCACCCGGGCCCGGAGCGAGGTTCAGTTCTACCTGCGTTATCGCCGTCCAGGTGAAGACGCGCCGGATTGGGTAGCTGAAGATCTGCCCGAACTGACTCGGTTTCACCTGTACGGCGAGAAGGCCAATGCTGAGTCGAGCGTGCGGCTGCGTTACAAGGACATCATCAAGCGGCTGGAGAGCCTGGCCGCTGAGGATGATAAGCGCGGGGCATCTGAGTCTGGCCAGTCAGGTTTGGCAATCCAGCATGCACCGCGACTGTTCAGCCGCAACACGCTGAGCCGGCTCTGATGTTGGGGGATCTGGAAGACGCCATTGAGGCCAGGCTTGCGGACCTGAAAAAGCAGCTCCCGCGCCTGACGATCAAGACGTATGGCGGCGAGCTGAGCGATCCAGATTTGCTGGTTGATCTGATCAAGGGCACGCCCTCAGTGATGCTCACTACGCCTCGGGTGGTGTTTCGCCGTCAGAGCCAAACCAGCCGCCGATTCAGCGCCGCAGTGGTGTTCCGCCTTGTCATCTCTAGCAAGTCGGTCCGAGATGAGAAAGCCACTCGGCGGGGCACCGTCACTGCAGATCCGGGCAGCTACTGGATTTGGGAAAGCTGCATGCGGCTGCTGACAGGCTGGCAGCACAAGCCTGATGGGGCGCGTGCTTCTCCAACTGAGTTCGCCAACCTGGTCACCGGCAAATTCCAGTCCGATCACCTTTCGGTGCTAGGGCAGAGCTTTGCCATCGATCTGGACTGGGTGATCCCAGAAGAGCCGCTGCCAGACCTCGAAGGCATTGATATTTCGTACCACGTTCCAGGCGACAACCCTGAGACGACCGCAACAGACAACATCGAATTGAGGGTTCCGTGATGCGCGTGATCGCCACAACAGACCCGGTGCCTATGCAGCCGGATCAACTGAACAAGCAAGCGGGGTTCATTCAGCCCGAGCCTGCTGAGCCGGTGGAGGTTGAAGACACCTCCTACTACCAGCGCCGTATTGCTGCAGGCGAATTGCGTGTAGTCGCAGATGCCAAAACGGTTGGTCGTGGTGCCAAACAAATCGCTAAAGGAGTCATGCAATGACTATCGGCTTTGACACGATTCCAGCAAGCATCCGCAAGCCGGGTGTGTACATGGAATTCAACACCAAGTTGGCCGTGCGCACTCTGCCGACCAACGCGCAGAGCATCTGCCTCATCGTCCCTTTGGACGCAGGCGCTACTGCGGTAGCTCATGTTCCTGTTCAGGTCTACAGCGCCGATGAGGCCTTGGCCCAGTTTGGGGTCGTTGCTCAGGAGATGGTTGCTGCAGCGATTGACGCTTACCGTTACGTGGCCATCTCATGTGTTGGCGTGACCGTGACCGAAGGTCAAGAACCCAACATCAGTGCCGCATTGGCTGCGACTGCAATGGGCAAGTTCACCATCCTGGTGCCAGCCTGGTTTAGCCAGATTGCCCTCACGGCTCTGCGCACTCACATCAACACCTATACCGATTCGGTTGAGCAACAGTCGATCCTGGGCGTCGGTGCAGTGACCTCGACTATCTCTGCGGCTACCGCGTTGGCCACTGCGCTCAACTCCGGCCCGATCACTCTGGCGCTTCTACCAGGAACCACCTCGACCGCGCGCCAGGTCGCAGCAGCGTATGCGGCAATGATCGCTTCTGAGGAAGATCCGGCCCGTCCGTTGAACACCCTGGTCCTAACTGGCATCCAGGTGCCGCCAATCGCCAGTCGATTGGGGCGTACTGAGCAAGAGACTTGCTTGGCCAACGGCATCACACCGCTGGAGGTAGGTCCGGGTGACCAGGTGCAAATCGTCCGAGCGATCAGCACTTACACAAAGAACGCCACCGGGGCGACGGATGTGTCGCTGCTCGACCTGACCACCATGCGGACGCTGTATTACTTCCGGCAGGCTTGCCGTGATCGTATCCGCCTGCGATTCCCGAGATCCAAGCTTTCCAGCAGAACGGCAGCTGCGGTGCGTAGTGAACTGCTCGATGTTGCGAAAAAGTGCGAAGAGCTGGAGATCCTCGAACAGGTCGATGCCAATGCGAACGCCCTGATTGTTGAGCGTTCGCAGCAAGACGTGAGCCGCTTAAACGCTTCCATTCCCGCCGATGTGGTGAACGGCCTGCATGTGTTCGCCGGTCGCATCGACCTGCTCCTGTAATCCGAGGCCGCACCTATGTCAGATATCTATGTTGGGCAAATCGTCCTTTCCATCAATGGTGAGGACTACGAGATCAAGAGTCTTGAGCACACGCTTAAGACCGGTCGCACCATCGTCAAAACCATGAACCGTAATCGGCGGCCTTTGGGGACTGCTGCCGGGGTCGAGGATTTCGACCTGCGTGTATCCGTGGCCATCCCTAAGTCCGGCGAACCGAACTGGCGGGCCATGCTGGACGCCAAGATCACCATCGAGCCGGTTGATGGCGGCGGTGATCGCGAATCCTGGACGGGCGTATCGCTCATTGAGATGGGTAGCAAGTATCAGCTCGAAGGCGAAGCAACCCGCGACTTGACCCTGGCCGCACTCAACTACTACTCGGAATAACACGATGACGACAATTGATAAGCGTTGGGATGGTTTGACCGAGTCAGGTGAGCTAGCCGTTGGTGTGTACTTTGCGGGCTCGCGTCACAAGAGCTTTACCTTGCGCGTGCCGATGGCAGGCGATCTGGTCGGCGCTCAACAGGAGCACCCACAGGGGCCGCTGCAGCTAATTACAGTTGATGTGTTCCGGCGTCAGCTGTTGGCCCTGGGCGATATCCCGGCCGAATCGCTGACAACGGAGTTGCTCCTGGACGAGCTAACTGAGACCGATTTGGCGCGGTTGGGCCAAGCAGACGAGGTGCTGGAAAAAAAGCTCGCGCCGCCGAGCGCGGTTCCAACGACTGGCGACGCATCGAGCACGCCCTTGTCCGACACGGCTACCGCTTAGATGAAATCCGGTCGATGACCCGTCCCGAGATCGAGGCGCGCCTTGATCTTCTGGTAGGCCGCAAGAACAACTCCACGCGATATGTCAGCAAACGTAAGGGCAAAAGGAAATGACTCCGACCGTATATATCAAGCTTGATCTGTCCAGCTTCGAGGCTCTCGACGGGATCATGCGCGCTCATCGCGCCAATGCGCTGGCATCGCTCGATGCGAAGCCACCAATGGAGGCGTTCCAGGAAGACTTGGTTATCGCGGCGGAGCGTCTCGGGTTCGTTCCACCTGAGCCTGGCGTTTTCTGGATCAATATCCAACCAGGTGGCCGAAACACATTGTGTTGGAGTGCCGGCTCTGAGGCCGGGCCTGCGCAGAACTGACCTAAGGCCCGGAAACGGGCCTTTCTTCTTTATATAAAGGCGTGCGGGAGTTTCAAACATGAGTTCAGATCTGCGCGTAGCGCTCCGCATCCAAGCCACGTCGGGCAACAGTCGGCGCGAGATTCAAGCCATTGAGCGTGATCTGCGTAAGGCTGGCAAAGACGGCGCCAAGGCCTTGGCTGATGAGTCGGGTAAAGCAACCAGTGCGATCAGCAAGGCCGGGCAAGCCGGCGCTGCCAGTTACAAAATCATCCGTCAAGCCATGCGTGAAGCCACCACCCAAGGCAGCGGCGTGTTCCGTCAAGGCGTCCTGCAGAGCACATCGGACCTTAAGCAACTTGGTCAGGTCGGGCGCCAGGCTGCCCGCGAAACCAAAGCTGAGCTGGTTCGTACCGCTCGCGAAGGCGTCGATCCTTTGCGCCAAAGTGTGGACCGTGCCGAGACCAGCTTTCGCCGTCTGGCACAGAATGGCGGTCGCAATCTACGGGTCTTGAAAACGCTGGCTACTGGCGTCCGTGAAGAGTTCAACCGTATTAAAGGCCTCGGCACTTCGGTGCAAGGCCGGTTGGCAGGCCTTGGGGTTGGTGTCGGTGTTGCTGCGGGGCTGACCGGCAGCGCCAGGCTTGACCGCCAATTGATCCGTACTCAGCAGACTGCCGGGATGACCTCGGCTCAGCGCGGTGAATGGCGAGAGGAAGGCTTTCGCATTGCGAAAAAGTACGGCTTGGACCGTGCAGGAGTGGACAGCGGCTTCAACACGCTAATTGCTTCTGGCGTCAACTATGACGCGGCCAAGAAGACTGCAGACGCCATCGGACAAACCACAGCCGTCAGCGGAGCCGACTCAGCAATCCTGGGTAAGGCCACGGTTGCCGGTGCCAGTGCGTTCAACATCGACCTGAACAAGGCCGGCGCTGCTCTCGATCTGCTGCAGAAGATGACGGTGGCCGGTCGCCTCGGTAACGCCGAGCTGGAGAACCTGGCCGACCTGTTCCCCAAAATTGGTGGATCTGCTCAAGCGGCGGGCATGGGCCTTTCTCAGGCGCTCGCATTCGTCGAGACGCTATCGACCGTCGAGATGCAGCCGGATCGCCTGGGAACACTTGCTGACTCAACACTTCGGGTCTTCAGCGTGAAGCAATACCGTGATCAGGTCACGAAAACCAGTGGCGTGAAGTTCTTCAACGGCGACGGCAGCTCGCGCAATCCAACGGATGTTATGGCCGATCTGAAGCGCAAATATGACGCCTTGAAGACGGACCAGCAACGCGCTCAGTACATGGGTACGGTGTTCAAATCCATGGACCAGGACACCGTCCGGGGCATGCGGATCATGCTCGGTGGCGACCGTCTCGCAACCTTCAATGAGCAGACGGCGAAAATCAACGCTGCAGAACCAGTACTTAATCGCGATCTGAAGGAAAACACCGACAGCGCCACAGCTGTAGGCAACCGCATGAAGGCCACCTTGAGCCAAGCGATTGACCGCATGGCTCAACCACTCAATAAAGGGCTCGCCGACTTTGGCGGCTACTTGCTCGATGACTTGAACCTCACTGGCGAGCAGATGTTGGGCGGCAGCCTTGCCTTGGGCGCGGGTGGTTACTACGCCGGACGTGGCGCCAAAGCGGGTGTTGGCGCATTGCTGAACAAGTTTATGGGCGGCCCTGAGACACTTAAGAACATCGCCGTCGGTAAGGTGCTGGAAGAGGCTACCGGCGTCACCTCGGTGTTTGTTACCAACTGGCCGAACAACATGGGCACCGGAGGTACACCTGATATCTCATTGGGGGCAGATGGTAAGGGCGGCAGCAGCTTAGGTCAGTATGCCAAGTTGGCTTTTGGATATGCGCTGAGCAAATCCCCTTACATCGCAGGTGCTTTGATTCCCGGCTCTACGCCTCAGGATGACGAAAGCCGCGCTGATCTTGCCAGTCGTAGCAAGTTGCTCGACGGCGGTCAGCGAGCCTATCAGATGGCGTTCTATCGCAACCGTAGCGACCTAGCCAGCCAAAACCCCGATGCGTCGTCAGACTGGCTATCGGAAAACGCCAGGCGCCTTGCCCAAGATCAAACCGGCCTGACGGCCACGGGCACGACCGTTGCCGGTGCCAATAGCTGGGCTTCAGGCATGGCTGCCAAGCTGGTCAATGCGGGGGTTACTCCCATGAGTTCACCCGGTGCCAATCAGGCCGCTGAACAGCGCCTGAAATCGCTCCTGGACAAACCACTAGTGATTGACCTGCGCTTTGACTCCGAGGCTTTCCAGGCCGAAATGGAACGACGTGTTGGCATTCAATTGAGGCGCGGATAATGAGCTGGTCAGAGACGCTGTTGGATGCCTCCTTTCGGGGCGTTCCTTTAGATGTGATAGATGAAAACCTGCAGGCGCAAAGGGCAATAGCTCAGCACGGCACACCCTATCAGGACGGTGATTCGGTTGAAGACTTGGGTCGTGGAGCCCGAGCCTTTGCGATGCGAGTAGTGTTGTTCGGGACGAACTACGAAATAGCCCTGCAGCTGCTGCTCGCGGCCTTGGACATGATTGGACCAGGTGAACTGGTCCATCCGATTTACGGCAGCCTCAATGTCATAGCCTACAACTGGAGTGTCCAGCACACCGCCAACCGGCCCGATTACGCTGAGGTCTCCCTGCAGTTCATCGAGCAGAAGCCTGATGAGCCGTTCTTCCAGCGCCAGTTCGTCTTTGTTGATGAGGCGAGCCTGATGCTGGGCGATGAGTACTCATGGCAAGACGGTCTGTTCGATCTGCTGGCCAGCGTGGACACCCTTGTAGCTGACGTACAGAGCTGGATCGGTGGTGGCTGGACCGGGCTGCTTGAAAAAGCTCTCGGGCTGCCCGGCATTGGCTTACGCCTTGAGCAGTTGCGCTCCCAGATCATGGGCGTAGTGTCGGGCGTTGACTCGATGGTCAACGGCGATTCAACGTCAACCTATGACCCTCTGGTGGAGCTGAACCGGACCCCTACGGAAATTAGGAGCGCGATCCAGGACAGCACCCCAACCAGCTCAAGCGAGCTGTTGGCCCGCGATGGTGTTCCTGCGACTGTTCCAGGTGCGTCCAGCCTGACCGTCGAAGCCGGGAATGCTGGAGCATCCTTGCTAGCCTCGGCGCGCCAAGGGCAGACGCCATCGGATGAAGCCCTGCCAGAGGCAATGCCCAGCGATCCACTGGCGGCATCGGGTATGGCGTTGGTGATCCTGGTCATTACTGAGTTGGCCCTGTCACACGCACAGGCGGTATCGGTTGTGATCGAGGCCGAGGCCGAAAGTCCGACACTGAGCCCTGATCAACTGGAGGGTCTGGTTAACCTGGTGCGCTCGCTCATCCAGTCGGCAATCTTGCTGCAGCGCCGTCTCTACGGCGTCGAGGACGCGTTACAGGTCATCGAGTCGCTTCGGAACATCGCCCATCTGGTCCAGGCCCGTGCCCGCTCCGTCATCCTGCAGAGTCCACCCCTGATCGAGCGTACCGTCCAAACTCCAAGCAGTCTCCGCTTGTTGGCTTTTCGCTGGTACGCCGATCATTCGCGGGCAGCAGAGCTGCTCAGGCTCAATCCAGGGCTGACCCGGCCTTACAGTATTCCTGCAGGGGAGGTGCTGCGTGCCTACGCCAAATGAAGCCATCACCCTGACCATTGGGGGGCTGGCCCATGCGACGTGGGACGGCTGGTCGGTTGAATCGGATCTACTGACCCCTTCCGATGCCTTTGAGATGGAGTTGTACACCCGCGAGACGAAACAACTGCCGAGCGTCCTGGTCGAAGGTGCGCCTTGCATCCTGACCCTGGGCGGTGATCGCGTGTTGACAGGTCAGATCGATGAGTTCGAGCACGATATTTCTCGCCAAGGCATTGCCATTCGTATCAATGGTCGTGACGGTGCAGCGCCTTTAGTGGATTGTTCCTGCCCATTCGTTGCGATGCGCGAGGCTTCGCTGGCAGACATCGTCAGCCAAGTGGTCAAGCCGCTGGGCGTTAGCAAAATCGAGATCAGGGCCGCGTCGGCAAAGACGCGGCGGCGCATCCAGATTGAGCCAGGACAGTCGGCTTGGGAGGCGCTCCTGCAGGTGGCCGAGGCCAATGGGCTTTGGCCATGGTTTGAGCCAGACGGTCGGTTGGTGATCGGCGGTCCTGACTACACCAGTGCACCGGTTCATGCGCTGGTGATGAACCTGGACGGTCAAGGCAACAACGTCGAGCGGCTTTCGGTTAGGCGCTCCATCGCCAATCGGTACAGCCAGATCACTGTCCTGGGACAACACGGTCAGTATGACAACGACGGCTTCGATACGACGAGGTCTCACCTGCGTTCGGTCATCCAAGACGATGCGTTGGCCAAGCGCGGAATCTTCCGGCCGAAGGTGATCGTGGACAGTTCGAGTGAGAGCCAGGACATGGCCACCACACGCGCTCGAAAGCTGTTAGCCGATAGTCGCTTGGAAGGCTTCGAGATTCGCGCCGTGGTCAAAGGCCATCGCTCTGCCAGCGGCAAGGTGTGGGCACCTGGTCAGCGCGTCCAGGTGCGAAGTGAACCGCATGGTCTGGACGGTACTTTCTTTCTGATGTCGCGCACCCTTCGCCTGACCCGTGGCCAAGGCGCCATTACTGAGCTGCGCCTGCGCGAAGACAAAATATGGGTACTGGATGGCAATCCCGTGAAGAAGCACAAGGGCAAGTCCAACCAGGATGCCGCGTTCATCGAACTGATTAAGGGGCTATGACTATGAAGTTGACGCGAATGATGCGCGAGCAGGCGAGTCGAGAGAGGCAACAGTTCCGCCAAGCCTTTCGTGCCGTGGCTGCCCGTAACAAGCACGGAAAGCTCATCGGGGTTGATATGCAGGGGCTTGCCGGTGAGACGGTCTCGGGGGAGTTGTTCCAGCACTACGGCTTCACTTCGGCGCCTCTGGCCGGTGCCGAATACATCGCTATACCGGTGGGAGGCAACAGCAAGCACACCGTAGTGGTGGCCAGTGAGGATGGGCGCTATAGGGTCACGCTAAAGGATGGTGAGGTAGCTTTGTACAGCGACGAAGGCGATTACGTTCACCTCAAGCGCGGTCGAGTGGTCGAGGTGGTAACGGAAACGCTCCTGGTCAAAGCCGGGACGAAGGTTCGCTTTGAAACGCCACTGATAGAGGCTACGGGCGACGTTAAGGTGGATGGCAACATCAAGGCAAATGGCAATATCGCCGACCACACTCGCGCCATGCAAGATGACCGCGAACTCTACAACGGCCACGGTCACCCTAACGGTCCGGCACCATTTCCTCAGCAATAATCTTGTCTAAATAAGAAACTCAGCCTCGCGCACACGCGGGGCAATCTGCCTGGCATGGACGCAGGCATAAACCCCACTACTGGCGACTTGACGGGTCAGCGCATTACGACGCTGGCAAACGCCGTCTATCTACGCCTCATGACTCCCCTCGGAAGCTACTGGGCCGCGCCCGAACTCGGTTCGCGTCTGCATGAGCTGAAACGGGAGAAGGACAAAGCCCGCGTTAGCGGCCTAGCCATCCAGTACGCTAAAGACGCGTTGAAGCCCTTGATCGATGACGGTCGAGCGACCTCTATCAACATCACGGCAGAGCGCGCTGGTGACGGCTGGTTAAAGCTGTTGGTCGAGGTTTACACCCCGGCGGGCAGACAGACATTTGAACATCTCGTGAGCGTAATCTGATGCCCTACAACGCTCCCAAATTCGACACTATCCGATCCCGCGCTTTGCGGGAAATTCGTTCGCTTGAGTCGGACGCAGACATCACCAGTGATAGCGATAACTTCGTTCGCGCAAGCGCTACGTCGGCGATTGCCGAGGGCATTCACCAGCAGGGCTCCTGGACCGCAAGGCAAATATTCCCGGACACTGCCGACTTCGATGAGCTGAAGAAGCACGCCGCCACTCGCGGTGTTTATCCGAAATCGGCCACCGTCGCAGGCAGTTCAATTGCAGTCAGCGGAAGCCCAGGTGTTCCGTTGCCAGTGGGCTCTCAGGTGCGCCTCATCGCTACAGGGACGGTGTTGTTCACAACGGCCAGTGTAACGATTGGGTCTGATGGGACCAGTGTTGCTCCAGTCTCTACTGTGGAAAGCGGTGCTTCGCTAAATGGACTAGAGGGCGCTGCAACCCTGACCAGCCCACCACTTGGGATCGATGGGAGTTGCACCCTTGCCGCGTTGGCTGGCGGCACTGACGACGAAATCCAAGAAAGTTTACTTGGGCGTTACCTGGACGTTCTTCGCAATCCACCAAGCGGCGGATCGATTGCGGATTATCGCCGCTGGGCATTATCCGTAGACGGCGTATCGACCGCCTTAATCATTCCGAAGCGTCGTGGCGGTAACACGATTGACGTGGTGATTACGTCTGCGGGAAGCCCTTCTTCTGCAGCAGTCATCGCGGCGTGCCAGGCATATATCGAAACAGTAGGGCCTGCTGGTGCGGATATTTGGGTATTCACACCCGCTGTTATTACCGTGGATCTGCAGGTCCGTCTCAAGCTTCAGGTTGGGTTCACCTTGGCCGATCTGCAAGCGCCGTCGGAGCTTGCTGCCGCTGGAGTGATTGGTCCTCTGGTCCCGCTGGAAACCCTCTACATCCTTCGCCTAACAGCGGCATTCAGCAGCTTGGCTGGGGTTATAGACCTTCAGTTGGTGACTCCTCCAAACAATATTTCAGCATCCGATGATCCATCGACAGTTAAGTGGATTCGTCTCGGAGCGGTCACTTTGGAACCGATGGCATGAGCGAAATATTGATTGAGCAACTCCAGTCGTTGCTGCCGCCAGTTTCATACGATCCCAACGGTAGGAACTTAAAGGCTCAGTTGGCTGGTGATGCTGCGGTTTTAGGTGATGCGTTAGCGGGTCTTGAGGCTGTTGAGAAGGCGATTTTTCCAGAAACTGCTGGGGAGTTTATCGCTGACTGGGAGCGTATCTACGGGCTGACTCCATCACCTGATGCGACTCAAGATGAGCGGGTGCAGGAAGTTCTCGCAGCCATGGGGGATCTTGGTGGGCAGTCCATTCCTTACTTCATTCGCTTGGCTTCATTGTTCGGTGTGGCTGTCTCCATCGAGAGTTTCAGGATTCCCTTAGTCGGCTTGCTGGACACAGGGGATTCGATTTATTCCGGCGACTGGCCATACATCTGGCGCGTGAATGCGCCGCTTGCGGCCTATATCAATTCAGCCATGGAACACCGGATCACTGAACGCCGTCCTGGTAATACCGAGGTGATCTTTGGTTATGGCAAAGAGGTGGTGGATGTCATCACTGGTGCGGTCGACCAACTATTCAATGCTGTGAATTACGTCATGCCCTCTAACTTGAGTATCAACAATGGCTGATCAACCAACTATCGAAGCGCTGGCCGGCTACGCCGGACAACTTTCAGAAGCCGCTTCGCAGGCCATTGCCGCTTCCGGAAAGCAGCATGAAATTATTAATGGCGATGCGCAAACTGATGTTTTGACGGAGTCAGGCTTAGTTCCAACACTTGCCAAGTAAGCAGTAATGGCACAAGAAAAAGTAACTTCAGCGCTAAGCGAAGTGGCTCTGCAGATGGCTGGGGCAATGACTTACGCCACGACAGCCCTGGGGTTGGAGGGCACCAACAACGGTGGTTATTTCAGCGTACCGAGCCCTGTTGATCTGGAAACTTCGATCCTTTACCAAAATGCGTCGGGTGTCGCCGTTGAAACTAAGCGCACACCGAGCGCCAAGGTGCTCAACATTGCGCGTCGCGCAAACTACCAGTTGTCGGGGCGCCCAACGAAGATTGAGAAAGGTGCCTTGAGTCTGGACTACACGGTCAGCTGGGGCCGACTCTACATCTTTACCGGCACCGGCAAGGCCCGAGCGAATGTTCAGGCCGTAACTGATCTGGTGGTGCAGGACGGTAAATGTGCTTATGTGGATCTGGCCGAGCCATTGGTCGGTGGTGAGTACGTGGTGCATGTGTCATCGCTCCCTCTGACGGCGATTGCTAACCCGCCGGGATCGTACATCGATGACAGCAAAATTATTCTGTTCGCCTGCCTGAACGGCGTTATCGGTGGGGCGCTGTATCCTCAGTACCATGCCGTGGGTGATGGCTTGGTATCGCGTGCGGCATTGGCCGGCTCGCTGCAGAACACCATGGACCGGGCCGGCTGGCACGTGGTGGGTCGGGCCTCCAAACTGCAGCGAAACGTGGGTACACCAAGCACCTATGCAATCAGTTTTTCGGAGCTGACGGTCACTGGTGGTTTGACCTTTTCGTCGAAAAGGGTAGCCCCAGCCAGTGGCCAGAATGTGCCGCTCGGCGAAGCGCTCTATGTGGATCTGGACAGCGCTCCCAATGAGAGTGGTCAGCTCGTTCCACAAGTCACGACCGGTGGTTTTACGGCCGGGATGTTGACTTCTGGTGCGTTCGTCACGGATCGGAAGGTTTATCTGTTCATCAACGGCACTGCCGGGCTTGGTGGCCCACTGGCCCGGCAGGACGCCACTGTTGATTCCATTGATCAAACCTTGAAGAACCGCACGGTGCGTGCGGCCTATCAGGTGATTGGCGACATTAGCCGGTTCATTCTCAGCGGAACGTCTTGCGTCATGTCGTTCGGCGATCTTCGTGTTGCGCGGGGTGTGGGCAACACTACTCTGGTGATCGCTGCTATCACGGATGTGACGGTCCCCCAAGGCCGGGCGCTTTACGTCGATCTGGGCGGCGCGTTAGTCGGTGGGAAGTTGGTGGCTGAGGTCACCACCGCCGGTTATTCGAGTGTTGGCGGTAGCATCGCTTCCGGTGCATTCGTCGATGACAACAGGCTCTACCTGTTTATCAATGACGCGGCCGGATATGGCGGTGTGTTGGCCAATCGAAGGCCGCTGAACACGTACCTGGGCGAAGTCTGGCTGAAGCAGACGCCGATCAATATCACCTTTGACCCGACCACCCGCACGCTGGCCTGGGACAACTATTTGATTCTGCCCACTAACAGCGGGCAGGGGCGCATTAAGATCGCCCCGGGCTCGTTTACTTTCACCAGCACCGCCTTCAATGTGGCCTACCTTGACCTGTCGGCCACGGTAACGATCGGCGACACCCCGGCTACGGCAGTGAAGGGAGGGGTCTATTACGAGTCTCCCAGCCCTGACCGCTTTCGAGGCCTGCCCAATCAGCTGCCGATGTTCTACTGGAACGGCGCTAACGACTTCGGTTCGCTCTGTGGTTTTCCACGGGCATCCGAGCCGGGTGCCGGAGCGCCGTCCGTACTCGCGGCCGATGACGTGGTGGTCAAGGTCGGCAACAACACCGTCAGCGTTTTCGTCAAGGGGGCTAAGTCGGGGTCCACCAAGTACCTAGAGCAAACTATCGGCTACGAAAGCCGCCCCTTTGATCCGACGGGCGCAGACGTCTTTGGTAACTCGGACCTGTGGCGTCTGAAGCACCAATACGAATGTGACCTGAACGCCGAGACTATGAGTTTTGCCCGGACCCGTGCGGGTCAGGCGCTGCTCAATGGTGGTGAGGTCGAATGCGCGATCAAAGAGAAAAACGCCGGTGACTACATCGGTGGTTACCACGGCGATGAAGTCAAAACGCATGCTGTGTTGATGCTCGATGGTGTAGCGATTCCGTTTAACACGGTGGCCACCTACGTCGGCAAGAATGTGGCCCTGGTCCAGTCTTCCAAGCTGTTCAAGTGGAACACCCAGCTGGAAGTCGCGACCCACTCCAAGCGGGTGACGCTCAGTCACGCCGATGGCGGCCTAAAAATCGACATGGTCCAGCAAGTGAAGTGGTCGCAATCCCTGGTGCTTGAGGCGGCTATGCTGACCATGCTGCCGATCAAGCGGCTCATCGCGGACACCACCGGGGAGGTCATCACCAGCACCGCCATGCGTGCGCCGTATGCCTCGACCGAGGATGTGTCGATCACGGGCTTTGCCCAGGTCGCAACCTTAGGCTCGTTGCCGGCTGCCCAGCTCTGGGGCCCCACGGGAATTTCGGCCAGCGCGGAAATTCTCAAGCATCTGGGTTTGCCGAGCTGCGGGTTTTTTATCGCCAGTCCGGTGAACTACAACAAGTTCTATTTCAGCGTGGGCGGCAGCGCGGTCAGTACCATGGGCGGCATCACCCACACCACGCAGCCCGGAGAAACCTGGGACGTTGAAAGTGTGATCAGGATGACAACTAGCCTCTGA